GCCGCTGCTCCTCTAAAAGGTTGTGTTCTAGGTTCATATTTAAAACCTAATAAATTTAATCCGTTTCTATAAGTCTCCACCCAGTCTGCTCTAGATTCTTTATACTCTGTGTATTTGTCGTAAAGATCACTTGCTAAAGTACCAAGTTCTTGTTCGTCAATAATTTCTGCTAAGTTATCAAAATGATTTTCAGCCTCTAATCCTTCTTGTGCTTTAGGGTCAAAAGAAATTTCTGCACCACCATCTTCGGTAGCAACAATTTCTACTTCATCGGTAGATTGACTTTCCGTATCATCAATTTCATCTGCAGTAACTACTTCTTGTTCTACAAACTCTGAATCTGATGGTAAGCTATTAGGTAATGCGTCGTCTATTTCTGCCATATTTCTTTTCTATTATTTATGCACCTTTGATTAAAACTATATATCCTCATTAAAGTATTATGTAAAGTCCTCTATTTTTTCCTAAATAGAGAGTTAATACCACCGCCGGGTTCAAATTGTTTTCTGTATCTAAACTGAAGCCCATCATCCTTACCATAGTCTGCACTAATTGAAGAAGAGGGATTGTTAGAGTATTTAATTCCATAGTTTGCACTTCCTAAACCACTTTTTGTAAAAGGAGCTTGAACACCCCCTGTAAATTTTCCTTTATTAATTTCAAATCCCAATCCTGTTTCAGGTACAACATCTTTAATTTTAATAGGCCTTTTAGGCTGTTCTTGAGTTCCAATATACCTTTTAGACTGTTCTTGTTTTGGGTCAATTACTACTCGATAAGGAGCAATTCCTATATCAGTTCCAGTCTCTGGGTTATAATAAATAGGTGGTTCAAATTTTGAACCTTTAGGAATAGCATTCCTGTCTCCTTCTTGAAGAGGAGGGTAACCTACTCCACCTCCGCCAGCTAGACTTACAATTCCTCCGTTTGCCATTGGATTGGGAAAATACATATCCGCAAAATCAAAAAAACCTAAACCAGTTCCATCTTGTCCACCTGCACTGTCATATGCTTCTTGGACCGTTTGCCAATAACTTCCACCTTCTGCAAAACCAACTCTTCCACCATCCTTCATATCATTATCTTGATCGTAATTTCCAGGATTGCCTGTTTCCGGATCAGTCCCATAAGAATCCATGGCTGATTGGGTAGCTCGACCTTGACCATAGTCTCGACCAAAAGAATCATAGAATGATCGGATACTTTCAATTTTTGCCGCTTCTGCTGCCGCTTCTGCTGCCGCTTTCTCTTCTTGAATTCTATTAACATTTTCTTTTGCAAATTTATAACCATAATTAATTACTCCAATAGGAGAGAATGGACTTTTAGTCATAAAACTCAGAAGCCCAGAACCAATAGCTTTTGCACCAGGACCTATATTGTTAAATGTTGCTTTAGCACCTGTTATTGCATCATCGACTTTCATACTTAATGTCTGATCTTTTGCAGCTACTGTTCCTTCAGCGATATCTGCTAAACTAAAACCACCTACTCCACTGTAGCCATAACCAGCATTGGTATTACCACCAGGAGGAGTTCCTTGATCACCACTATCATCTGTATTTATTATTTTTGGTTCCATAAGACTTCCAACTCCAGATTCTGAAGAGGTAGAAGGCGTGGAAGATGTAGAGGATGTGAAAGGTGTATAAGAACTTCTAAATAAATCTATGTAATCATTTACGTCTGGAAATTGTCCTTGCAAGACAGAACTATTATTCCATGTGTTAATATAATTAGTCGGGTCTATTGCCATTAATAATACTCTCTAGTTACCGGTGGTGTAATTTCATCTAATTCGTCTTCTGGATGCGAAATAAAACCACCTTGTCTAAAACGCATAACTGCTTGAGTAGTACTATCTACTAAATCATCATGATCCCCATAAGGAAAAGCAGCACACTCCTCAACGACTTCTTCTGCCCACTTTTCATCCGGTGCCCAAATAAGGCCACTTTCAAAAATAGGGGAAACAGAATTAACTCTAGCATGTTTATCATTTCCTCTGCTTGGTGTAAAGTTAATAACAGGGATACCCATTCTACGTAATTCATAGGTTAAGGGCATTCCAGAAGCTTTTGCTTCTATAATAACGGTTTCAGGATTCCAGTATTTATATTGTTCCATAGCTTTCTTTTTAAGTTCAGGAAATTCTAAACGCTCTTTAATAGAATCTAATAAAATAAGATTAGGAGGTGAATCCATGTCAGGCCTAAATACACCCCATGTGGTAATGGCCGAGTAATCGGCTGTTTCTTTTTTTAAGAAAGCAGTATCATAACTTTGAATGACATGTTCTAAAGGAGGTAGACTAGGTTTATTCCAAACCTTCCACCATTCTCGTTTGATTAAAGATCCTTCTTCCGAAGTGGGATCTTGCATCCATTGTGCATTCCACTTTCCAATACTAAGAGAAGCTTTGACTCCTTCTAATTCTTCTAACTTCCAATATTCTGGCCACACTGCTTTACCACTTGGTAAAATAGCAGGGAACTCAATAATATCCCATTGGTCAGATTTAATTTCTTTTTGACTTTTTAATAACATACCGGTTAAGTCTTTCATGTTCCATCTTGTCATAACTAAAACGATGGCACCACCTGGTTGTAGACGTTGACGAGGACCAGAGGTATACCATTCATAAGCACGTTCCATCGAATCCATGTTCAGCGCATCTTGCTCCGAGTGTGGATCATCGATAATAAGTAAATCCGCTCCACGGCCCGTGATCGCCGAACCAACGCCGGCTGCATAATATTCTCCGCCTTGTTGAGTTTCCCATTTACCCGCGGCTTGTGAGTCTTCTTTTAATCTAGTCTCAAATACTTCTTTGTATTCCTGTGTATCCATTAAGTTTTTCGCTTTACGTCCAAAGCGGATCGCGAGTTCTGTGGTGTGAGTCGATTGAATAATTTTTAATTTAGGTTTTCTACCTACCATCCATGCAGGAAGTAAGAAAGATGCAAACTCAGACTTAGTATGTCTAGGTGGCATATTGATAATTAGTCGTTTTAATTTACCTTCGGCAATTAGGTTAAATTTTTCCGCAATTTTTTTGTGATGGGCACCTTCTATAAATTCAGGCCAAACATGTTTAACAAAAGCCATAAAGTCATCATGGACTTTAGTTTTGTTTTTTTTTTCAGATAGTTTAAGTGCATACTTCATAAACTCCTTTTTAACATCGTCGGGAAGTTTATTTATTATATCTTCATTCATAAAAAAAATTTGTAATATTTTTAGGCATGTTTGTATACCTAATAACTATTTTATACCATATCTATGTCTGAATCAATCGATACACGTGTTAGTTGTGGGACCCCTATTACCTATAAAGGGGGTGGGGGGTCTTATCTTAATGATAGTATAGAATCTGACTGGTACCTCTATGAATGTAAAAAAAATGTGCGACATATTGTCGCAGTGTTGTGCAGTGCCGGACCGCGCAGCGGTGCGACATATTGTCGCACCCTGTGATATGTATTGACTTATGTATTAATCTAGTAGTGTGTAATATTGTTTAGTAAAATGTTTTTGAAACCACTCTATACCTTTACGCACTGTAGTATAATCCTCTGATACTTCTGCATCTTTAATAGTATCATATACTGCTACTGCATACCTAGGTAGTTCACAACTCTCACCGCTGTATGGGTTCCTTACTTCCTCCATACCAAACTTAGATGCTGGGTCAGTCATCATAACTTTGAATGGTAGTTTTTCTGCTGGTTTAAATATATCTTTTAGTTTCATTGTTATCCTTTCTGTTATTTAGTACAGACTAATACATTTGTATTAGTCTGTCCCTGTGCAGATTGTCGCACCTTAGTTCTTCATTAATCCTGATTCATCTAGCTTTTCAAAAATCCATTCATCAGGGTCGCCTGTTCTGCATTTCTGTACACCATAAGGCATTTCATCTGCATAGTATTCAAATAAATCTTGGTATAGATCTTGCCCTTTATCAAATATATAATCTATATCCTTATTTAAAGCATTGTGCTTAATTAGTATTTCTTTTAATCCGTCTTTCATTGTTATCCTTTCTGTTATTTAATACAGACTATTACATTTGTAATAGTCTGTACATGTGCAGATTGTCGCACCTTAACCTGTGTATGGTCGTACTGCACCTGTCATAGTATTCCTTTCAACATACTCAGGTAATTCAAGGTTAGAAGTATTTGTATCGTAGTTGTATCTTGCTCGGTTCCACACTCGTTGCCATGCTTCTTCTTCAGTCAATACTTTTGGTTGATGTATTCTACCAAAGTAATCAACTGCTTGAGTGCCATGAACTTTCCACCAGTCGTCCTGACAATGTAAGGTACAAAAATTACCCTTACCATATCCATAAGTTCCTATGGTTCTTGTTTGATTTCTTTTGTTTCCCTTGGTTCCTCGCTTCCTGTCTGTTGTATCGTAGGTGTGACACTTTGGTCCTTGACAATAATTCATTTTTGGTGCCTCTTTATTTCTTGATCTAATAAAAATAGTTTCCTGTCATAGTGTCGCATCATTAACATTGACACAATATAACCAATAAATCCAAAAGTTATCAGACCTATTCCTGTGTATAATAGTATGTTGTACATTTTAGTTTCCTTTCTGTTATTTA